CCTACCTCACTGCCGCCTCTCCGCGGCAACTCGCTGACGCTATGATAAAAATCATAGAGGACACACAAAAACGTGCCGGAATCATCCCCAAAGAATTCACCGACCCCATCGAATAAACAAAATGCCCCGGCGCGCCGGGGCATAGAGTGTGTTTTTGTTTATTTCAGCCAGCCGAATTCCCGTAGGATTCGGCGGATTTTTTCGGCGGTTTTCGTCTGGAGTTCTTTTGCTGCCCTGTTTTCTAGGTGTTTTTCGGGCCCGGTAATCATCGGGATCATAAAGGTGTGTTTTTTCTGGGTATTTCCGAAGCTGATTAGCACGGTTTCACCGTCATTTAGCAGCCATCCAATCATATCGTTTTCGTGTTTTTTGGGGGTTTTGTAGATTTCGAATTCGTATCCGTATTGGGCGTATTTGACGTGTTTTTCGATATCTTGGGTGAATTCTTTCACAGTGATATCAAGGCTGATTCGGTAGGGTTTTCGGGACTCTAAGCCGGACATTTTCTGGGGGTAAATCCTTTCTATGTGGTTTTACCAGGGTGTTTGTGCCGGGTTTTCGGGGCGATTATTTTTCGTATTCCAGACTCAAATCGACCTTATTCATGAGCGTTTCAGCTCTCCCGGCACGTACTTTCATATAGACGTTTGTGATGGTTTCGAGGTCGGTTTGACCTAATATTTTCCCGATTTCTTTCAGGTGGGCGCCTTGTTCCGCGAGTCTAGTTATTAGCCAGTTTCGGCCACAGTGTGGGTCGATGTCGGTGGTGACGCCGGCGTTTTCTTCCGCCCGGTTGAGGATTGACCGGTAGCTCGTGTCCATTATCGGCGCGCCGGATCTGGTGCTAGTAAAGAGCTGGGCGGTCCGGGGCCCTTCCTCGGTGCGGATCAGGCACTCGCGTGCCGGGTAATCGGCCATATGCTTTAGGAAATACCGTGTGTGTGAGCCCATAATGGGCACCGTGCGGCGCCCTGAGGCGGTTTTAGTGGATTGCCAGAGCAGATAGGTGTGAGGCCTCCCGGCGCGCTGTTCTACGAGCCGCTGGGCGTTTTGCCGAATCGTGACCATGATTTGTGGGGCATACGGCACCTCCCCAGCTACCCGAACATCTCGTTGTTCGAGTGCCACCGCTTCGCCTATCCTGAGACCGTGGAAAAGCACCAGTGAGGTAAGCGCCCGGTAGCGGGCTGGCATGTGCTCCATGATGGCGGCGAGTTCCGCATCAGTTGGTAGATGTTTGTCCTTGGTGTTTATCCGCCCGCCGGCGGCTTTGATATAGCAGGGATTGTGATCTATTAGGCCCTGCTCTACCGCGGCACTGAGCGCCGCCCGGAGGCGTTTATAGGCTTTCTGGTTGGTTGTAGGCGTGGGATAGGCGCGGTTTATGCTATCCCACCATTTATGTACTAGACTTTTATTCACGCCCGCTAGCGGCGTCACCGCGAAATCCTCGACCACAGATTTCGTTCCGACCCCAACGCCGCCGCTTGGGGGGAGCGGGCGCAAAATCCGATTATTTACCACTTTTAAATAGTCCTGCAATGTGGACTCTTTTATCGGCCTGATGCCGTGCCGTAACCCCTCGTAATATTGGATTAGCCACTCACCTAGGGTGATCTTTGTGCTGGCTTCCCGGCGCGCCGCTTTCTCTGCTTCCTCCGCCCGCTGCTTCGGGGGTGTCCATACACCTAACGCAATCAGCTTCTCCTCTTCCGCTAGCCAAGCTATCGCTGACCTGCGGGTTTTAAACGTTTCTGGGGCTTTGTATTTTGCCCCACGGTAGGTGTAGCGGGCTTGATAATTTTTCGATGGGAGCCGGCGAATGCTGCCTAGTGGGCTCAAATTTTCCCTCCTTCCTGGTCGTTTTTTGTGCCATTTTCATGCCAAATCTGCCGCTATCTGACACTATCTAACACTACCTGACGAGGTGCCGGGGGTGATATTTTCAGCTGTGGGGTTAGGAAAACCCCAGCTCCTGGCGTGGAACTGGGGTGTGATCGTGGGGCCACCGGGGCCCCACACTTTACGACTATTTTACCTGCTTATCACGTTTCTACATGTTTGCTACCAAGGTGGCGTGCCATATTTATGCCACATAATCAAACGTTCTTTTAGCCATATTGTGCGCTTTCGTACGTCATGATCCATCCTAGATGCTTGAAAATCTCCCGGATATCTCTCCCTATCTGAAGCCAGCCTTCCCACTGTATTTCTTCCGGCAAATACTCAGATGGGCGCCCAATTTTGAAATACTTTCTTTCGAAGCAACTTTCGGACAAAATAACTAGGTGATTGGTTTCCATACGTATTCTTCCGATAACGTCACCGGGGTTCCGGCGGTATAGATGAATTGCGGAACCAGGCGCTAGGTTCGATAAGTAGCGTGGCGAGTTCTCTAGGAAAACTTCGTATTGCATCGTGGAAGCCGTCATTTATTTCTCTCCTTTTTCATCACCCGTGACGGCACTCCGGCGCTGCTCCCACCCAATATGGTCTGCTACATGCTGGGATATACGCGGCGCGCCGGGCGGATCTGGATAGGTATCTAGCAGCTCGAAGAGTGTTACTGCCACATGGAGCCGCATTTCACGCTCTTGCTGCATCGCTTCCATCTTAGCCTCTAGGCTGGTGACACGCCCCGTTAACCATTCCCGTAGCTCTTGCGAAGCCTTGTCGACGGCTTCGGATTTCCGGGCCAGAGCCGCCGATTCCGCAGCATCTTTTTCAGCGTCTGACCGTGCCCAATCCACTTCCGCCCTGAGCTGGCCCATTTTGGTATCCGTATAGATCTTATACCAGGTGCCGGCGGCACCTATCAGGGCTAGTACAACCGCCTCCGTGGGGGATATAAGCTGCCATACGTGCGACCAAAACCCCCCTTGAGCCGCGACAATAGCTAAAGCTATACCGGTAAAATCCATTGCTCACTCCTTTTTTCATCTATTTATATACGGATTTATGGCATGCGCCGGGGGTAGGCGACACGAGGTTTTACCAGCACAAACATACATTGCTACCCCCTAAAATAACCCCATTTCACAAGTAGGCTTGACAAGAATTTGGTTGGTGTGTATATTGGATCTTGTCAGGCAGACGAGAGGGAACCATCCCTCCACCTGATACTGATTGGAGAAACACCATGGCCATTATCGTTGCCACCCCGCCGCAGGTTGAAACCCGCTCTTGGACCCACCCACGCACCGGCGAAAACCGCCGCTACGTGCAAAACTGGAAAGAAATTATCGAATTTGAAGTGGGCTACTCCAACGCCGGGAACGTCACCTACTCCACGCTGAAGGGCGAAAAGGTCGCTCACGCCCGTGCTGCATCCCTGCTAAATGTCAAGGTTTGGCTGGATAGCCAGAACAACATTCATGTGGATCATCTTTCCGGCAAGGGTGCCACCCTGATTTCGGCGGAGCGGATTATCGCCGATATCGCCGAAGCCCTCAACCCGCCAAGCCTCACCAAAAAAGCAGAGGAGAAAGCCGCTCAGTGGGCGGAAAAAATCGCCGATTTGTGCAAAAAAGCTATCGGAACGCTAGAAGTAGCTGATTCGCTGGAAGAAAACCCGCAGATCACCCAGCCATGCGTGGATGACGCCCGTGAGCGGGCGGTAAAAACCGCCGAAAAAGCAGAAGAAATGCTTCGTGAACTGGAAGAACTATCAGAACGGTGGATCACCGAATCGGTGAAAGAATCTTGCGAGAAAGCCCGCGAAGCGGTGAAATCCATGCGGGAGGGACTCCCTCAGGCGGAAGCTGATGTGGAAGAGTCCACCGAAGACGCTTTAGAACCAGAAGATAATGCCGCTGAAAAAGCTGCTCACGACACCTTTTGGGGATTGAAAAAGCAGGCTTACGGTCACGTGGATGTCGCTAAAAAAGCCCTCGATGAGGCAAAAAGCACATTCGATGATGCTACAGCCCGGCGCGCTACGGAGTCTGCCGCTGCGGCGTTTGATGCAGCTACCAAAGAGTGTGAGGGCATGAAGCAGGCCACTGCTGAATACCCGCAGCCTAATGCTGGTTTTATCCTCTCAATTCTGGAAAACGAGCTGGCATTCATCAAGGTGGGTATTCGCCAAATTCGTGCCGAATTGCCGGAGGCACAAGACCCTGCTGCGGAAGCGGAGGAAAAAGACTTTTGGGCACTGTATGACCAGGCATCACAGACCGTTGAGAGCGCCGGGGAGGACAGCGACACTGCCGCTGAAATGGCGGAAAAAGGCGATATGGAATCCGCTCAAGCCATGGTAGAAAGCAGCTCCGCGAAAATTGCCGGCACTAAAACGCTCCGGGATGAAATGATAGCCGCATTGGGTCATGAGCCCGGCACTCGGAGCAATCGGCAGCACTATGTGCATCAAATCAACTACACGATGGCTAAAATCGTCGAGGAGCTCGAAGCCGTACGCAACCAAATTGCTAAAGCGCCAACCGCGGAAATGGTGGAAGAACCTACCGAAGAAGCGGACCAGGATTCCGTGCTCAACGATCTTCTGACCAGCGAAAACGAACAGGGGAGCAACCTTACTTTTGACGAGGCTTCCCGTGAGGTATCAAAAGCGGTACAGAAAGATATCGAGGAAAAGTTCGACCGGGGTATCAATTCGGCTAAAAATCTTCGAGCTGCTGGCGCCACCGTGGACGCCGATAACATCATGAAGCGGCTAGAGAAATTGATTACGGGATACCCGGTTGAAAACGAGCGTGACCAGCGTCAATATGACTATTTCACAGAGGAGATCAAAACAATGGATCACATCAAACCCCGCCAAAAAGGCGATATCGTGCAAACCCTTTTCGGCGTGAAGGAGGCAGAAGCCGTGAACGAATTGCAGGCAATGTACAAAGATGCCGTAAGACTTCTCGATGATGCGGAAGTCCTCCTTGAAACAAAACCGGTCAATCCAAAAACCATTGTTGAGCTGCTAGACGCTGCGAAAACCATTTACAATCAGGTCATTTCCAGCATTGAGAGCATCAACCCGGGCATGCTGGGGGCAAAACGCACACTCGATAACCTGCTGGCGGACTGCTACAAGCTTCGGGTACGCCGGGATCATATCGAGGAGAAAACCCCCATTTTCACACTCGCTCAGGCCCATGAGGTCATGACGAACGGCAGGCGGGAAATGGTAGAGAATTTGAATCTCGTATTGGACTGCTTGAGCGAAAAAGACCTTCTGCGTGCTAAAACATTCCGTATCGAGGCTCACGAATATCTCGAAATGATGCATAACGCTATGCGAATCATCGAGGAAGCCGGCAGCCTCTCCCCTGAGGAGTACATGGCGATGCAAAAACGCATGCAGAGCGGTGAAACCCTGTACCGGGGGATTGAGGACCGGATCCGCCGGTGGGAAATGCACCAGGGCTTGCACCACATGGACGACTCTTGGCGGTGGATCCCATGCCCTCGTGCTGCTGAGCGGGGCGAGATTCAGGAAATCGCCACGAATCGGAAACCGGATTCCGGTATCGAGGTGACCCTGACGGTGCCGGAAACCAACCTGAACGCCACCGCTGTACACATGACCATTATCACGAGGGATGAGAAAATGAACCCCGTCAAGCCCACCTACGATTCCCGCAGTGAGAGCGATTGGGACACCATGAATGACCTGCTAAGCAACTACAATAATAATCCTGTGAGCTGGCAAAACGTTGCGAAAGACTGGGTTGAAATGCTCAAGCAGTGGCTCTAGCCCCATAGGGGATACTCCCCTTGAAACAACTAAGGGCCCCGTTTCCGGGGCCCTTAGTGGATGAAAAAACTTGAACTAGCAACAATCATCGCTTCCAGAAAAATTGTACGAAATTTTATCTGGTTTTACAAGCTAAAATCCCCCGGACCGTGAGAACCCGGGGGATTTAGATGGATATGAACACCAGTTTTCCACTCTCGCTGCTATCGCTGCGTACCAAAAATCTACCACATTTATTCCTGTAGGCGGAAACAGGAAAGCCCCGCCTGATGCGGGGCTCCCCTGATGAAAAATAAAAATGATGCACGGTCGATTATAACAGGGTTTCCCCACCAGCGGCACCAGAACCACCAGTGGTGGTTTCTGACGCTTCTACGGGACTGCTAGGCGTCTTCTCGGCTGCGCTATGGACGGCACCACCCGGCGCGGTTTCACCGGTAGGTGTTGGCGTGAGGTCGGTTGTGGCCACGACGCCGCGGGGCCCAATGGGTTCGGTCGATATCGAGGTGAGGATCGAGTACAACGCTGCTGTACCCGCCAGACCCAGCATAACTTTCCACGGTAGATCCATGATAAGCACGTCAGTGGTCCAGCATCCTGCTGCCGTCTGGGCTGCGGTACGCAGCGCGCGCCCCAGGGCATCCTTCCAAAATGTGATAGTCAGCATGATTTATTCGGCTTCTTTCTGGGAGGACTTCGAGGCTTCACCGGAGGGCTGGTTATCACTGCCGGCGGTGAGGAGTTTTTCAATCCGGTCTAGCCGCTCCGGGAGCGTGGCCACGGTTCGGGCGATTTCCGGCAAAAGCCGGAGCTTGTCGGCAATGTAGTCGGTGAGGGTTTTCCCCTCGGTTTGTTTCCAGCCGGAGAATTTCGGCTTGTCCCCCTCCCATTCGGGGCCTACGAGCTGATCCAAAATCCAGCGTAGCATTTGTGATTCTCCTTCATCTTTAGTCATTGGGGCGGGCATACCGCCAGTGAACAAGTGTTCGAGTTCAGCACGGGTGCCGCGGTAAGCATTGATATCCACGTCATAGCCAGCAACCCGTGCATTGGAACCGAACTGCCAAATAGCGGGTTTCTGATTTCCTAGCGGGTAATCCCACTGCGGGTGAGAATTACCCCCGTACAGGAGCCGTGGCGCGCCATGAGGGTTGTCCCCATAGGCAGCTACCCACATGGCGCCGAACCGGTGGGAATCCGGTTCACCACCGTGGATTCGCTGCTCCCACCAAGGCACATAGGTATACACGCCGGGCACTCTCACACCCATCATTTCGAACAGGCGTTTAGCCTCCCAAATGTGGTCCTCAGTCAGCCCGGCGTCAGTCTCACAATCTAACCACACGGGGAGTCGGTGGTTATCCCCCATAACCTCTAGAGCAGCACCTACCTGCTGCTGAATGCTGGTGCCCTCGTTGGGGTTCCGCAAATAGCAGTAGGCGGCACTCACGAGCCCCGCAGCGCGGGCGTCATCTACGTGACTGCGGTAGGTACGATCCTGGTAGGTGCCGTCACTAGTGCGGATAATAGCGAAGTCGATACCCTCATTGGCTGCTGCAACCAGGCTCATGCCATCCTGGTGCTCTGATACATCTACGCCGAATATCGTACCGGTGACGTTATTCGGCACCGTGTTATACGGCAGCGGGTGAGGGCAACCACGTAGCCACTCCTCAGGATCCACCAGCCGACTACCATAGTCGTACTCGTGTACGCCTAAATGTAGATGCGGACCGGTTGATTCGCCATTGCTGCCCACATAGCCGATGAGCTGCCCAGCGTGCACCCAATCCCCCACCTTCAAGCCGGTAGCAAATGCATCCCACATGTGACCGTATTCGGTGCAGCCGCCACCCTCACTATCCGGGTGGTCAAGCACGATCCACTGCCCGTATCCCTGGGCTGAGCCGATATACTGCACCGTACCGCCGGCACATGCGTAGAACGGTGTGCCGTCAGCTGCCCCGAAGTCCAGCCCACTATGATGGGTGCCCCAGCGGGGCCCAAAACCGCTAGTCAAGGTGTACGAGTCTTGAAGCATTGGCCACTGTCTGGCCATGATAATTACCCCTCCCTCAGTAAAAATATTGCCCCCATATTCAACCCGGCGCGCCGGGGAGACTGCGTATATGCGACAAACCCCACCAGGGGGGCACCTTGGTGGGGTTTAGGCATAAAAACGGGGGCAGCATGCTTAGCATACTGCCCCGGATACTCCTTCACCACATGGGCGACGAGCTACTAAAACCCTAACCCACAACCCGGATATTGCACAAAAACAGCGGAAAGCCGGACCACCTAGATAGGAAAGTTTACCTGCTCATGGCGCGGATAAAATCTATTTCCTTCCCCTGCTTTGAGAGTTGATTCCACACACCACGAGGTGATTTATCAGGCTGGGAAAGCACCGGAGTCATAGTGAATCTTTCGGGGGTTTGTTCGAACTCCACCCTCATAACCCTTAGGGTTTGTTTTAGCCCGGGAATGCCTAAATCCACCTCAACAGTGTGCCCTTCCCAGATGGTTTGCATGTTCGAAAGCGATTTCGGACCGATAGCAAAAGGCGCACTAGGGTTGAGCTCGACTTCCAGCTGTGAAGATTCCTGCAGAGAGTCGAAATAGGCATCGACGTTTGCGCTAGAGGTTTGAACCGCTTTCCCCCGGTGTTCCCAGCCACTGGCCCACAAGAATTTTGGCGTTTGTATACTGATATGGGATTGATTCCCGACATCAGCGACCATTTCTTTCGCCTGAGAGCCGAACGTTCGTAGCCGCCAGCTTTTTATATCACCGTTTCCTCGGCTTATCGTATAGGTGGGTTTCTCCGGGAATTTTAGAACCTGTACTCGGATCATCCAACGACCTTCATGCCCAGGTGTTACAGTAAAATAAAACCCACGGCTAGCTAATGATAGTCGTACCATATCGCCAATACTGTTGGACTCCTGATTTTCACCTGACCAAAATTCTGGTGACTCATCCCATTCAGGTAAGAAGACTTCAAAAAAATACCGGCGTGGCTCTAGCGTCATTCCAAGTTTTTCTGACATGAGTTTTTGCATCATGGTAGACCCATTTGCCTTGGTGACAGGGAAATTAAGCGGCATTGGTGTGCCATATACGAAGCCGCCACCGTCCACTAAAGTCATTTCCACTATCGGCGTGTCCTCAGTGTCATCACCTAAAATATTGACCTCACGAGGACAATACAGATTAATGCGACGATTAATAGTTACCTTCACTAAATAGCCGCCCTTGCAGTTTATTAGGTGGTTAATCTGAGAGGAATATAGGCAGCGGATAAACAAATCACATGGCCCATCACAAGCACCTATAGCACCTTTGATATAAGTAACATGAGGTAGCAGACCGAACGACTCCCCCCAGGCACTAACAATTTCAAGCTTGATAGGTTCACTATCCCATCCCCAGGGCGTCAAATATTCTGTAGCCAATTTCCTACCTCTCTAGAACGGTGTAGCATAACGTTGATGCAGCGCAACGTATACATCGTCAGCTAAATCTTTTGGTAAAATAACCCGCATATCATCTGAAAGTGGCGCCATAGGACCTGATATATACCCCCAGACCGGCAGCCCCTGACTCGAAACCTTCCTCTGCATCGGATCAGTCTCAATTGTTAAATAGCCGGTAAATCCTTTCGCTTTATTCGTTATTTGCATTAGACTGCCCTTCGCCCCAAACTCGGTTTTACTAGGAGTCTTCTTAATATTTCTAAATATATACGTAGGATACAAGGGAGCCGATTTCAAAAGCGCTAAATCCTTGTTGGACAGTGATTTAGTTAACTGTAATTCATCACCACTAACAACAGCTCCTCCCGTATGCTCAACCGCTACTCCATTGGAAAACTGCCACTGGAAAACTAATGTACCCCACCAATGGGAAAAATTACTTGTCAATATCCACGGCTCAATCGGCGGCTCAGCAAACCTCATGCCTGGGTCATACGGAAAGCTTGTACCAGGAACTTTAGCTAACCTAGCGTCAATATACACCGTGGTGCCATCTGGCCTATCTATAAGAAGCTTGCCATCTTTCAATGCCGAATTCGCTTGATTCCACCATTCCATATGCAAGTTGTACCATGCCGTGGAAGATAAATCCGGGTTGATTTGGATAGCCAA